GGGGTCGCCTACTGGCTGGGGTCGTCGCGCGGGTCGGCCGAGAAGTCGAGCGAAATCGCCACGCTGAAAGGGGGGCGCTGATGGCCACCGAAAAATTCGTGATCGCCGCGGCGCATGTCGGCGTCTGGCGCGAGATGGTCGAGGGGCCGGACGTCTACCTGGTCAGCGGCAACGACAACTGGACCTATTGCTACGGGGCGACGGCGCCGACCGATCCGGAGATCGACGGGCATGCCTGCCGCGCCACCGAGGCCGTGCGGGCCGCGCCGCTCGAGGGCGAACGGTTCTGGGTGCGCGCCCTGCGGCCGATGCGGTTTTCGCTGACGCCCGAGGCCTGAGCGCATGTTCCTGCCGGCCAGCTCCTTCCGCCGCGCCCCGCCCTCCGGGCGGTGGGAGGCGCTGTTTCGCGGCCCTGTCGGCGGCGGCCAGGTCCTCGGGCCGCGCCGGCCGGGGCCGGTCTCCGACCTGACGGCCGCGGCGAGCGAGGCGGGCGTCGTGACGCTGACGTTCTCGCCGCCCCTGGATGCCGGCGACGGGCCCGTCCGCGACGACGGGCTGGGCGTCATCACCGGGCATCAGGTCAGCATCGCGTTCGGATCCTGGGCCAGCGTCGGCGCGGCCGGCGGGACGTTCTCGTTCCCCGGCCTGATCGGCGACGTCATTCGCGTCCGCGCTCTCGGCTATGCCGGCCGGACCGGCCAGGTCAGCACGCTGCAGGCGGACGCCTGGTCGCCGCCGGCGGCGGCTGGCCCGGGCGCGCCGGCCTGGTTCGTCCTGCCTGGCGCGGCGTCCGGCGAGATCGAGGTGACGATCCTGGCCGCGCCCGGCTCGGCCGGCGACGGGCCCAGCTGGGGCGACGGCCTCGGCGCGATCACCGGCTACCAGATCAGCGTCGCCGGCGGCGCATGGGCCGACTACGGCCCGACGCTGCCGCGGGTGGTCGTGTCCGGCGGGCACGCCCCGGGCGCGCTCGTGGCGGTCAGCGTCCGGGCGCTCGGCCATGAGGGCCGGCCCGGGTCCGCGGCGCTCGGCTCGGCCGTCGCGGCGACGGTCGCGCCCGCGGAGCCGATCACGGACGCGGTCAGCGGCGAGCCGATCACCGACGCGGTCAGCGGGGAGATCATCACCGACGGCTACGGCGCGGTGGCTCCGCCGACCATGCTGCGCGCCGCCAGCGTCGGCGCCGATTGGGTCATCGCGTCTGGTCACAGCCTGACCGACGCCTGGGCTTTCAACGGAGCGGGGTTCGGCGGGTGCTGGCTGGCGATCCGCAACAGCCTGTTCGCCGGCGCAGGCGGCAATCGCAAGCACACCGTCGCGGGGTCGGCGCTCGTCTGGCGCTGGAACAACCGGCAGGAGCCCGGCGATCCCGACATCGTGGCCGACAGCCGCACGGACATCGAAGACTTTGACCTTCTGGTCATTACCGAGGCCGGGCCGCCGCGTCGCCCGGACGTGCCGACCGACAGGCCCGACTTTGCCGTCAGCCTGAACATGCTGTTCAATTTCGCGGAGAACGCCCACCTCAACGGTCGAGCCGGCGGCGCGGAGACAATCCTCCACACGATCAACACCTACACGACCGGCGTCGAGAGCTGGGGCATGGACGCCCCAGAGGCCTTGGTCGAGTACGAGCGCGTCTTTCACTTCATGGCCGACCACGCGGCCGCCCGGATGCGCCGCGAACACGGCCTGCCGGCCGACTATCGCATCTGGGTGCTGCCGTTCCACCGCCTCTGGATGCGCGTCTGGGCGGACCTCGGGACGTCGAGCATCCCGACCATCTCGGTGATCGAGGATCTCTATCTCGCCCCGCCGGACACGATCCACCCGAACGAGACCGCCACTTACGGCCTCGCCTGCCTTGCCGCTGCGATGATCTACCAGGTCAACCCGGCCGAGACGCCGGGTTTCTACGTGCCCGCCGGCTACAACGCGGCGCTGCGCGACTACTGGTGGAGCGTCGCCTGGGAGATCGCCACGACCTACCAGCGCGCGGGCATGGGCGGGTCGATCGTCGGCGAGCCGGGCTACGTTCACGGCGTCGACCTCGACCCGACCGCCACGCCGGTCAGCGTCGCGACCGCGCCGGGCATCAGCCCCTCGAGCGGCGACGTCGGCACGGTCTACACCCTGACGCTCGCGACCTGGGCGGGCACGGCGCCGATCACGAGCGGCTGGTCTCTGACGCTCGATGGCGTGGACGTCACGGACGACGTCGTCGCCACCGGCGGCGTCCTGACCTGGACGGCCCCGGCGACCGGCGCGCTGGTGCTGACCTGCACGGCCGACAACAACGCCCACGACGAGGCCGAGGCGCAGGCGTCGGTCTATGTCGGCTCGGCGCTGCCCGAGGACGCGCTCGCGGTCGTGACCGCCGAGGGATCGACCGGCGTCACCTGGTCGCCGGCCCTGCCGGCCGCCAGCGGCGGCTACAGGACCCTGACGGCCGAGCATACCCAGGGCACGCTGACCGACCCTGCCGTCTACATGATCGCCGTCTATCGCGTGCCCGCGGCCCCGGGAACCGGCGTCACCGACCCGCTGCTGGCGCTGCACGAGGTGGCCGGCGGGATGTGGTGGGCCGGCGACACGGCGATGCTCACGGTCAACGGCTGGACGCAGAGCCAGGGCATGGGCGCGGCGGCTGGCGGCGACGACTATGCCGGCTGGGGCATCGGCAGCATGACCACCGACTGGCGCGTGCTCGAGCTCACCGTCGCCGGCGACACCGTGACGGGCCGCCGCGACGGCGTCGCCACTGAACCGGCGAGCGTGACGACGCCGCGGGCCCTCGATCCGCTCGGCTACGTCTCGCTCTGGACCAACGCCACGCACATGCCGGCGTCGCATCTCGCCGCGCTACTGGTCATGGGCCGCATCCCCGACGCCGGGGAACTCACAGCCATCCGCGCCTGGGCCGCGGGCATCCAGGGAGACCTCTGATGGTCGCATTCCAGTCTCGCGTGCAGGCCGGCAACATCGCCGCCAACATCGCCGGTGATTTCGGGGAGCTGCCGGCTCTGCCGGTCGCCGCCGCGACGATCTACCAGCTCCTGTCCGGGCAGGCCGCAAACCAGCGCGGCCAGGGCGAGGCGCTGGAGCGCTGGCTGCGCGAGCAGCGGGCCGGCGTCGTCGCCGGCGGGATCGCCGCGTTCGACTGGCCCGGGCCCGCCGAGGGCGCGGGAAACCGCTCGCGGCGCATCCGGTTCGACGCCACCGCCGACGTCGCCGCGGCCGTGGCGCGCATCACGGACAGCAACCTCCTGGCCCGCGGCGGCGTGCACGAGCTCGAGCTCGAGGTCCGCTCGGTCGGCGAGCCGTCGCTGGTCCTGTCCCGTGCGGCCGCGGACCCCGCGCGCCTGCCTCTGCGCTACCGCGCCGGCTCGGCCGACCTGACGCTGCCCTACGGCCAGGTCGGCCTGCTGCGCATCGACGCGCGGGCCGACTTCGGGCTGGTCGAGGCCATCGACGCCGGCCGCATGGGCCAGGTTCCGGTCAGCGTCCTCGCCTCGAGCGCGGCTTCCGGCGGTCAGGCGGGCGGGTTCAGCCCGGTCATGGCGACGACCGACCGCGGCATGGTCGTCTGGTTCAGGACCGATGGGACGTCGATCGGCGCCGCGCCGGCAGGCAAGGGCTACAACGGCTACGCCAACGTCCCCGGGACTGGCTGCGCCATGCGGGCTGCCCGGATCGAGACCCATGTCGCCGGGGCCTTCGGAGGAACGGGAGCCGCCACCAACGCCACGCGGACGCTGCCGGTCGCCTATCGCGGCGGCACGATCGGCGCGCTCTACGCCTCCGCCAGCCAGGTCGGTTCCGACGGCTCGCTCACGTTCCCGCAATGGACCGGTCTGCCGGCCGGCGCGCAGGTGTTCGGCGCCACGGCCCGCGCTCTCGCCACGCGCGCGATCCCCGCCGGGGCGACCGGCATCAACGGGGCCGACGCCGCAAGCGGCTGGTCGTTCGCCAGCTGGCGCGCGCCGCAGGGCGTCACCGACTGGACGCCCGCGCCGATCGCGCAGACCTCCGCGGCGTGGATCTCGTTCTCCTGGGTCGAGGTGCCGGGCTGATGGCTGTCGAGATCCTGGTCGTCGACGGCCGCTACGAGCCGATCGTGGGCGTCGGCGGCACGCCCGCCGGCGTCGTCTGCGCCGACGACGACGCGCCGGCGGGCGTGCCCGCGATCGTCGCCGGCGCGGCCGTCGGCGGCGCACTGCCCGTCACGATCACCGTGCCGGCCTGGGCGACCCATGCCGAGCTGCGCGAGATCGACAGCGGGCGGACGATCACCGTCGACTGCCAGCCGGGCGGATCGGCCACGGTCGCGCTGCGCACCGCGGATTTCGGCGCGCCGGCGGTCGATCAGATCCGCCTGATGGCCCGCGCCGTCAGCGCGTCGCAGCGCGGGCTCTGGACCCGCCGCCACCTGCTCTGGGGCGACCCGTCCTCGACGCCGCCGCCGCCCGCCGCGATCCAGTACACCGGCGCGCTCAGGGTCACGTCGACCTGGATCACGGGCGCCGCGGTGACGATCGACGAGACGCCGCTGCCGACCGCGCCGGCCGGCGTGACGGCCGTGTTGACGTTCGAGGTCTATTCCGCCGCCGCGGGCGGCTCCCTGCTGCGGACCGATGCGACCTGGCCGACCGTGACCGGTGCGGTCGATGAGCATGTGCATCCGACCTGGCGGGCCACCGCGCCGGGCATGCCCGAGCTCGTGATCCGCACCCCGGTGCGCTACCGCGTGACCGCCGCGCCGGTCACGGCGATGCAGACCTATTGGACGCCCGAGGCCGACGAGTTCGAGCGGGCCATGGCCGCGCCTCTGGCGGCCTACCAGGTCAACGGCGGGAACACCGACAACGAGGGCGTGGGCTATGCCGATCAGTTCGCCCACTGCCCGCCGGTGCTGCTGGCTTGCGAGGCCTATGCCGGGCAGACGCGGCGCATCGGCAGCAAGACCGGCGGCGAGCGGCTGCTCGAGCACGTCCGGAACTGGTTGACCGGCAACCGCGCCCCGGGCGGGCGCTCGGGCTACAACGCGCAGCACGAGGCGAACGCCTGCGGCGCGATCGCCGTCCTGCGCGCGACGCCGTCGCTCTGGGGCGCGCTGACGGTGGCCGAGCGGACGCGCTGCGATCTGGTGATGAAAGGCCTGGCGCTCGGGTCGTGCTGGATCGTCTCGGCTGTCAATCCCTATGTGACCGGGGCGCTGTCAGGGCGCGAGCGCACCGTGAGGGGTTTCAAGGGTCAGAGCGGGTCGGTCCCGAATTACTCGGCGCCGCCGCGGCTGATCCCCTTCGTCGTCGACGGCTTCCTGCGGATGCAGGGGACGTCGCTCCAGGTGTTTCTGACGACGTTCGACCGGGCGGCGTTCGCGGCGGAGGTGCTGGCGGCGGGCAACCTCGGGCACCTCTACAAATCGTATGCCCAGGACTGGACCGTCGCCCAGCTCCAGGCCGAGTACGGCGCGGGCGTGATGTTGAACTTCGCGCCGGGGCCGTCGGAGGCGCAGCTGATGGCGGCGCTGCGCGACGGCCATCCCGGCGGGATCTACCGGGCGATCGGCGAGGGCGGGCCCTACACGCTGGCGCAGGGCCATCAGGCTTTCGTGGCCGAGGTGACGCGGATGTTCAGCCGGACCATCGCGCCCGGGCCGTCGACCTATGCCGGGTCGCCGCTGCCCGGCCGCGAAACCGGGCCGGCGCCATGGGACAGCGTCGGCTACGGGCTCAAGGTTTCGAGCCCGCTCAGCGGCATCGACGAGACGCAGCTGCGCGCCGTCCTCGGCTCACGGCTGCCGGACGGGACCACGGACAAGAGCGCCTGGGCCGGGCTGCCGAACGGCGGCCAGGTCGGCATGCTGGCCGAGCTCAACGACGCCGATGGCGGCGGCGGCGGCAACCCGGCGCTCCGCAGCGAGGCCGTCTATGCATTTCACGGCTGGGCGGCCGAGGGCGCGCTGGTGGCGGCGGCCTGCATCACGGGGGTCGTCGATACCGCCGCGGCCGATTGGCAGGCGATCGCCGGCCGGATCGAGCGCGGCGTGACCGACTTCCTCTACCGCACCCGCCACGGGCATCGTGGCTACTCGAAGGGCGCGCAGGACCATCCGAACCGCGATTGGACCCTGACCTGGGCCGACAACGCGGGCGCGTATTTCGCGACCGCCCGCGGCGTCTGGCGGATGGCGCTGCGGCAGAGCGGCGTTACAATGACGGCGCGAGAGACCGGATAGTAGCGCCATGAAATCTATGAGAAGTGCCCTTACTCTTAATCAGTAGGTCCGGGGTTCGAATCCCCGCTGGCCCACCAAGACACCAAGGGCTTAGCCCCCGTTCCTCAGAAATCGTCCGACCGTCCGATGAACCGTCCGGCCGGACGGTTCGGACGGTTTATCGGCGGCTGGCGATCAGATCGGCGACCTGATCCGGGCTCAGGCCTATGATCTTGGCCCTGCGTGCACCGCGGGTAACGGTGATCGCGCCGGCTTTTTCCAGGCGGGTGACGGCGGCGGATACGCTGGACGCCTCACGGTCGCCCACGAGCGCTTGCGCCACGTCAGCCATCGGCATGGGGTGGTCGGCGGTTTCGAGATAGGCCAGAACGCGCTTCTCGACCGTGCCGGCAGGGTCCGACCGGCCCCTTCGGATCGGCAGTGCGGCATACCGTGCGTAGAGGTCAGGATGCCGGCGGATCGCGGACCAGAACGCGGACCATGAGAGGTCGGCGGCACGGACGAGGGCGTAGGGGCGCTCGCCGTTTTCCGCCCGCTGTACGATGTCTAGCAGGGTGTCGCGCGGCGTCATATTCCATGCGGAAAAGCGCCGGCCCGCGTCGATCATCTCGCGCTTGACGACCGTGGAAATGGCAGCGGCCTCAGCGGCAGACGCCTTCTGGAAATAGTGGCCGATGGTCCCCGCGGCGATCCTCTGGAGCATCAACGCGCGCCACCTCTCGCGTGTCGGCGGGTCGGTCAGCTTTGCGCCTCGCGGCACGCCGATCATGTCGCGGTACTCGACGGGGCCGATGCCATGGGCGCGGCGCGCGTGGTGGCAGACAGACCGGTAGGCCTTGCCGCAGATTACGCAGCGCGTCGGGTCGTCAGGCATCCTGCTTCATGGCGGCCATGGGCCGGCGCGCTTCGTCCAGAAGCGCCAGCGCGGCGGCCGGGCCTGCCTGGGCAATGATTTCTGAGAGGCCGAGCGAAACGATCGCGACCGCGATCTCGGCGGGGTTCCAACCCACCGCGAGGCATCGGTCGCGCAACTCGATCAGGGCCGGTCCGATGGCGTCGGCGCAAGCGGCGTCGCGCTCGTCCGTGTCGGCGTCGTCGTCCGCGTCTGTCCCGGGCGGCGGCATGATGCCGATCATGCCGCGCAGGTCGCGCGCGATGGTCTCGGGCACGGCCTGCTCGCCGGACACCCACCGGCGGATGGACCTGTCGGCGACCCCCCAATGGCGGGAGGCCTGCGCCTGCGCGCCTCGGCCCCAGATGAGGTTGATGCTGTCGCGGAATTGCTCCGGGCTCAAGCGTCAGCCTCCTCGTCTTCCTCACCTGCCCGGTCGGGGCGGTTCTCGATGAACCCGGCGAACGCCTCGGCCAGGTCGGCGGCGCTGTAGCCGTGGATGGCCATATGAGACCGCTCGGCGTCGTCCTCGGCGTCGTCGTAGGTCCGGCGATGAGGCATCGGGATATCGAGGCCCCAGCCGCCGATGCATTCCGCCGCGAGGGTGGCAGGGTCGCCGATCAGATCGTCAACCATGGCGGGCGAGTTAGCGCCGCCAGCCGTCATGAATTCGTAGGCGATCGCGTCCAGCATGGCGGCGCGGGTGCGGAAAAGCGTGCTCTGAAATTCGTAGCTCATCTGGCGGTCCTTTCGACCTTCCGGGCGGGGCTAGCCCCCATCCCTTGCAGTCACAATAGGACATAAATAGGACATACGCAAGCCGAAAGTGACGCGGAGCGCGAATTTTCGCGGGGTCAGCTGGCGCGCTTGTGCTCCACCCCCAGCGCCCTGCGCAGCAGCGCGTGGGCGCAGGCGGCGGTATCCTTGCCCATGACATCGGCGGCGGCCTGCAGGGCCTCCATCTCGGCCGAGGTCAGGCGCAGCGTCAGGGGCGTCAGCGTCTCGGCGCCGGGGCGCGCGATCGCGGCGACGGCGCGGCTGGCGGTCTCGGCGTCGGCGGGCATGTAGACGCCCGACAGCTTCGGGTCCTTCCACGCGCCGTTGCCGAGGGCGTCGGCGACGTCGCGCTCGGACGCGCCGCCGAGGCGGGAGAGGTGGCCGAATGTCCGGCGCAGATCGCGGAATTGCAGCGTGGCCAGCGTCGGCTCGGATTTCGCGGCGCGCTCGCGCAGCCGCGCCCAGGTCGACCGGAGCAGGTTCGCGGAGTAGGCGCGGCCCGTGCCCTCGGAGATCAGCAGCTGGGGCCCGGTCGAGGTCGCGAGGACCTTCTGCAGGTGGGGCGCGATTTCGGGGTGGAGCTGGAGCGCGCCGTGGTTGCCCCGCTTGGAGCGGACCAGCCGCCAGACATCGCCGGCGACGTCGGCGCGCATTGCCTCGAGCACGTCCTTCTGGCGTTGGCCCTGGTAGACGGCGAGCGCGATCGCCAGGGCCATCGAGGGGAGCGCCATCTCGCGCGCGGCGACGAACAGGGCGTCGAGCTCGGGCCAGCCGGCGATCCGGCTGCGGCCCGCCGGCGTGCGCAGCTTGAGCCGCAGGCAAGGATTGTCGGCGCGCCAGCCGGCGAGGACGGAATAGGACATGAGGACGCTGAGCTTGCGCACCAGGGCCAGCGCCTGGTGGTGGCCGGCGTCGCGATAGAGCGTCTCGTACCAGGCGCGCACGACGGGCCCGGTGAAATCGACGACCAGGCTGGAGCCCCATTTGCGCTCGATCAGCCGGAACGCGGCTGTGTAGTCGCGCTGGGTCGCCGGTTTCAGGGCGTCCCAGTCCGGGCTGGTGCGGTAGGCGCGGATGGCGGCGGCGACGGTGCGGCCGCGCTGCGCGCCGCCCGGCTGGGCCGGCGCGCCGCTGCGCGCCTGGTCGACCAGGTCGTTCAGCCGCTCGGCCTCGCGCACCGACCAGGTCAAGCGCTTCGGGTCGAGTTCGACCGGCTCGAAGCCGAGTTCGCGCAGCTCGGCCGCGGGCTCCCACCAGATGCGCCAGGCGCTGGCCCGCGCGCGCCAGCGCTGGCGCAGGCGCTGGGGCGGGTTCTGGATCGGCTGCTTCATCGCGCGGCCGCCCGGGCGTCGAGGATCGCCGCCCAGATCCAGTGGTCGAGCGCCGCCTCCGGCGAGCGCTTGCAGTAGCCCTGGCGGCCGAGCAGCTGGACCACATAGCCGTCGCGCCGCCAGCGCACGCCGACCTGGTGATCAGCCATGATCCGCTCCGCCACTGCGCGGCGCTCCGGCCAGGGCAGCGGGTCGAGTTCGGCGCCGATGGCGGCGCGGGCGGCGGCGTCGGTCAATGGCCCCGCCCCTGACGCGCGCGGTTGTGCATCTCGAAGCAAAGGCGGCCAAGGTTCTTCGCCTGTGCGCGGAACTGCGCCTCGATCTTGGGTCCCATCCCGGAATTGACCGGACCGAGCAGCGCGGCCTCGGCGGCCGTCAGCAGCAGGGCGAAGCCGCTGTAGCAGCACCAGGGCTCCCGGCCGGCGTTGTGCGCGTGGGTGGCCTCCATCGCCGCGTTGACGATGGCGATGACGTCGGCGGGCGAGAAGGCGGCCACCTCGACGGTATTGCCGTCGATTTCGACGCCTGGTTCGCGGTCAGCAGACTTCATGATTTCCTCGCGTGTTGCATCATGACGGCGCGCCGGGCGGCGTCGCCGGGGGCCGGGAAGGCGTCGAGGGCGGCCGAGGGGACGCCGGCCAGGCCGTCGACCCAGGCCGCCACGTCCTCGCGCCGCCATTTGAGCGGGCAGCGCGACCACGGGACAGGCGGGGGGAAGCCGCGCGCGTCCTCGAGGTCGAGCCGGCGCGCCAGGAAGGCGTGCGCGCCGGAGAGGCCGAGCAGGGCCGCGACCTCGGCGGCCGTGACGTAGTCGGCGGGCGTGACGCTGGCGGGGCGGCGCTGCATCACGCGGCGTCCGGGCCGGTGGGCGCAGGGCCGGGCCCGCCGGCGACGGCCATGACGGCGCGGACGCGGCGGAGCGGCACCACGTTCGCCGGCGGCGCGGCGAAGAGGTCGTCGAGGTGGCGACGATAGGCGAGCAGCTCCTCGAGGAGCTCGGGGACGGTCCGCAGCAGCAGGATCGTCTCGGGGATCGACGCGCCCCGGCTCTCGTCGGAGGCGGCGCGGGCGATGTCGATCAGCGTTCCGACGAGCTCGTCGGAGACCGGCGGGTTGGCGGCGGCGATTGGGGTCGGCATGTCTCCCTCCTGTGTGCAACAGGGGGGAGTATCGGGTGCAAACTACACACTGTCAACCGTGGTTGACAGCCACCCCTCGACCACACAATGTGCGCGCATGGTGAATTGGCTAACGCCCGCTGAGGTTGTTTTCCGTCTGATCGGTCGGCCCGAACGGGTCGGGCCGATCGTCGGTCAGCATGAGAAGTCGCCCTACACCTGGCTGCGCGGAAGCGCGTGGCGGGATCCGGGCGACCTGCCAACCCCGAGAACCCAGCGCCTCCTTCTCGCCTACGCCGCGCAGCACGGCATCCCGCTGACGGCGCGCCACCTCATCGAGGGCGCGGACGAGGCCGAGATCGCGGCCCTCCTCGCCCCCGGACCCCGGCAGGAGGACGCCGCATGAGCCGCTGGCTGGCCGAGACGATGGGCCTCGCGATCGCCTTCGCGATCGGCGGCACGGTCGCCGTCGCGGTCGGGCTGCCGCTCGCCTGGGCGATCGACCGGGCCCGGTATACCTGGGTCGAGGACGACGGCTATGGCGAGGGCCTGCCCGAGGGCCCGGAGGGCGAGCTCGAGGCCGCGCCGGCGCGGCCGCGCGACCTGGCGGAGGCGCAGCCGTGAGCCGTGCGCGCGCCGTGCGGCGGATCCCCGACCGGGTCGCGCGCAGCGTGGCGCTGTCCTACGGCTATGACCAGGTGATCGTGATCGGCCGGCGGCTGGACCGCATCGGCGTCGACGGCGAGGACGTCGCCAGCTACGGGCGCGACGCGGCGCAGGAGGCCGAGGCGCAGCGCCTGGGCGAGCTGGCCCGCCGCCGCATCATGGGCGCGTCGTGAGCGCGTCGGGTTCCCCCCTGTCGGGTCTGCCTCCGTGGCCCGGCTGCACCTCCCCCGGCCTTGCGCCGGGGGCTATCTATTCCCATCGGCCTGCCCCCGCAGGCCGTGGCCCGGCGGCCTCCCCGGCCCGCCGGCCGCGCCAGCGCGTCGCGCGCGTCCACCCACACGACCCCTCGCTCCAATGCGCGGGTGAGCTGGCGCACCCATTTCCGGCAGGCCGCGCGTGAGCGGCGGGCCGGCCCGGCGTCTGACGATGGCCGCCCTGGCCCTGACGGCCGTCCAGCGCGCCGCGTTGCGCGCCTGGTCCGCGGCGCGGCGCCGCACGCCCCATCCCGGCGTCGCGCCACGCGTCGCCCAGGCGCTGGCCGAGCGCGGGTTGCTGGTGCGCGTCGACGATCGCGCGCGGCCGCCGAGCGTCATGGTCTATGGCATCACGCCGCTCGGCGACGCCGTGGTCCGCGAACTGGATGTGATCGACGCGCTGGAGCCCGAGGCGTGAGGGCGGCGGTCGAGACGCTCGCGGTGCTGGCGGCTGCTGTCGCCATCGAGGCGCGCGGCGGCAGCGTCAGCGGGCGGTCGCGGCGGCAGCTGCTGTGCGAGGCGCTGTCGCTGTGCCAGCGCGACTGGGCCGACGCCGTGCTCGCCTTCGAGGCCGCCGTAGACGCCGATCCGTTCGGCGCGGGCCAGCGGCTCTATGACTGGGCCATGGGGCCCGGCTGGCCGCCGACGCATCACCCGTGGATGGATCGGGCGGACATCAATGGCTGAGCTCGTCGCGCCCATGTTCCGGCCGCTGAGCGTGCATGACGCCGCGCTGGTCAACGCGATCGGCGCCGCCGTCGTGACGCCCTGCATCGAGGCGGACGAGCTGGTCGAGGCGCTCGGGATCGCGCGCGACGTGCTGCCGCTCTGCTCGCGCGACCACGTGCTGATGCGCGACCTGGTGGTCGCGGCCGAGGCGATGCTGGCGGCGTTGCCGCATCGGCTGGAGCGCCCCGCCCCTGGCGAGATCAATCGCTGGGCGCGCGCGGACTTTGACGCTCGGCTGGCGCTCGGCCGCGTCATGCGCGTGCGGGCGTCGCAGGCGTTCATCAAGGCGATCGAGGGGGTTGCGCGGTGATGTTCGCCCCCGCCCCGACCCGGTTTCGCGGCCTGCCCCGACCCGTGGCGGGATTGCCTGAAGCTCCGCCGCGGGCGGGGCGCAGATCGCGCGGAGGTTGTATTTCGGCCCGGGTTCTGGGCCGTATGCAACGGCATGCATCCGGAACATGGTTATGTTGCATGTTCCGGCATGTACCGGCAAAATGTTCCGCCTGTTTCGCTGTGATTTCAACGGCTTGGTCCGATTTTGACACGGCGGAACACGATTTGCGCCTTCCCTCACATGCGCGCGGCGCGTACGCGCGTCGCGCCCGCGATGTGTCATTGTGTCATTATCCTTCTAAGTATTTGTATATAAAGGGAAAGAGGGGGAACAATCTGCCGGAACATGCCGGAACATACAACATAATCATGTTCCGGCTGGCGGCTAAGTCGCTGAAATCGTTTATTTATGGGTGGTTTCAGTGACCCGGACGGCGCAGGAGATGCGCGCCCAGGCGGCGGCCGACGGCCTCGAGGCGGCGCGGAGCGTCGGGCGGCAGATGAGCCTGCTGCCGGCGGAGGCGACGCCGGCCGATCCGGCCGAGCTCGAGCCGCGCGGCCCTGGGCGGCCGGCCGGGAGCCGCAACCGGCGGACCTCGAAGCTGCGGGCGATGCTGGCGGCGCGCGGGTTCCGGATGCCCGAGGACGTGGTCGCCGAGGTCGCCGGCCTGGGCGCGCGCGACCGGACCATGGTTGAGCTCGCCATGGATCGGGCCGAGCAGGTCGCGGCCTGGCTGGAGGAGCGCACGGGCGGCGTGCCGCTGAAGCGCGACCAGCTGCTCGGGATCTTCACCACCATCTGGAAGGAACAGGTCGCCGCGGCCGCGACCCTCCTGCCCTACGGGCTGGAGAAGCTGAGCCCGGAGACGGCCGTGGTCGCGCCGGTGGCGATCGTCCTGCCGGGCGTGCAGGCGGCGCGGCCGGGCGACCAGGCGCGCGTGATCGAGGCGCAGGCGTCCGACATGGCGCCTCCGCCGCTGCCGGGCGAAATCGTGCGAAATCAGTGGCTTACGGACGCCGAGCCCGTGGCGTCGGACGGTTCGGGTCGGACGGAATGAGTAACCGATTGAAATCACAGGGCAAATATGGCCTCGGCGCACTGATTGAAAATCAGATGCGCCGCCGCGCGGCCGGCCTCGCCGGCCGCCTGGCGCGGGCCTGGGCGACCCACCCCCCCTGCGCGCGCGGCGGCGCGGCCGGGCGCGCGGCCCCCCCGGGGGGGCGGCCCGCGGCTTCGGCTGCCGCCCCCGGGAGTGAGGCCATTCGGCCCTTCAGGCCGGGCCCTGGCCGGAGGGGGGGCGCGTGACCATGGGAACGGCCGATCGGGGTCAGGGGAACAGGCTTCAACCCTCCCAGCGGGGGGAGGGGGAGGAGCTCGACCTGTCGGGAATGCGCGCGGCCGAGGCCGTGGAGCGCGTCGAGGGCGATCTCGCCACGGGCGACATGCCGCTCGCGACAGGCGTATCCTTCCCGGGGCCGATCGCGCAAGCGATGTTTTTCGACAACCGGCCCGTGGTCGGCATCCAGGGCCCGGTCGGCTCGGGCAAGACCACGACCACGGTGAAGAGCCGGATCCGCCGGGCGCGGCAGATGCCGCGGTCGGTCATCGACGGCGTGCGGCGCTACAAGCTGGTCGGCACGCGCGAGACCTATCGCCAGCTCTGGTCCTCGACCATCCCGAGCTACCTCGAGACGGTCCCGCGGGCGCTCGGCGCCTGGTCGGGCGGGCGCGGCGCGCCGGTGCAGCACCGGATCGAGTTCGAGGACGAGCTCGGGCCGATCGAGTGGGTCGCGGAGTTCATGGCGTTCGGCGACGACGTCATCGCCTCGATGCGCGGCATCCAGACCACCGACCTGTGGGAGAACGAGGCCGACACCAACCCGCTCGAGGTCCTGCTGCTCGGCACCGGCCGCGTCGGCCGCTGGCCGGGGCAGAAGCATTTGAGGGGCTATCCGCCCGAGCTGCGCGCCTACGGCCAGGTCGTCTGCGACTTCAACGCGCCCGACCGCGACAACTGGGCCTTCGGCGTGTTCCACGACGATCGCCGGCGCGCCGAGATCGAGGCGGAGATGCGCGGGATCACCCGCCAGCGCCTCGCGGAGGAGCTGCGCGAGGAGCGGCCCGACGCGACCGCGGCGCAGATCGCGGCCGAGGCCGAGGCGCGGCTGGCGCGCTGGGGCGGGTTCATCGGGTTCTACAACCAGCCGGGGGGGCGGGATCGCGGCGCGGAGAACCTCGGCAACCTGGCGCCGGGCTACTACGCCACCCAGGTCGCGACCATGAAGCTGGCCGGCCGCGGCGACCTGATCGCGCGCATGGTCGATAACCGGATCACCTACCTGCGCGCCGGCGACCCGGTGTTCAAGCGCGAGTTCAACCCGGCGGTGCATGTGCGCCGCGACCTCGAGCTGCTGCCCGACCTGCCGCTGCTGATCGGCCTCGACCAGGGTTTCCTCGGCGCGGCGGTGATCGGCCAGCTGACCCGGGGCGGGTGCTGGCGCATCGTCGCCGAGCTGATGTTCCCACGCGAGCGCCTGATGGCGCGGGAGTTCGGCAACCGGCTGCGCGACCTGCTCGACGAGCGGTTTCCGGGCCACGCCGTCGGCGGCGCCTGGGGCGACATGGCGGGCGAGCACGGCGCGAGCCAGGCGGCCGACGAGAACGAGACCTGGAACCGCCTGGTCGGCAAGGCGGCCGGGTTCGTGGTGAAGCCGCAGCGGATCGGGTCGAACCGCATCCAGCCCCGCCTCGAGGCGGTGCGCGCCGCGCTCGAGTACCTGCACGCCGGCGAGCCCGGCCTGGTCGTCGACGGCGACGCCTGCCCGATGCTGCATGCCGCGCTCGAGGCGCGCTACGTCTGGACCGACGAGGTCAACGCCAGCGGCGACCGCCGCAAGGTGCCCGACAAGTCGATCGTCGAGGCGAACCTCGCCGACGCGCTGCAGTACCTGCTGCTCGGCCAGGTGCGCGGAGACGGGCTGAGCCCGAACAGCTTCGCCGCGCCGCGGCGCGACCGCCGCCCGGGCGAGGAGCCGCCGGGCCTGCGCATCGTCCACAACCCCCTCAACCCGTACGGGAGGACGCCATGAGGCCGTTGATGGTTAACGAAATCGGCGCTATAATGGCGGGGTCCGGCAGACACGGCCGGACCGGGATTTGCCTCCCGACTGTCCTGAGGCGCTCCAGCCGCGCCCCCAAAGCGCGGTTTTTCCATTCCGGCGACGCCGGAACCTATGGTCGGGCGCGTGGTGGCTCCTTCGGGGGCGCCGTTCCTCAGGACGGTAAGGCAAACGCTGCGCGTCCGGCCGCCCGGGATTTGCCTCCCAGCGGTCGGGTCAACCTGATCCTGAGGAGGCCCCGCCATGTGCGGTGACGAAACCCATTCCCATATCCAGCCCCTCTACGCCGCCTGGCGGCGCATCGGCGAGCTGCCCTGCGAGACGTCCGCGGACCACGCGGCGTTCGGCACGGCGCGCGAGGCGATCGCGGAGTCGATGCTCGGCCTCGTTCCCGAGACCGCCGAGGAGATGGCCGCGCTGGTCCTCGTCAGCACGAACGAGGGTTGCCGCGACCTGCCGCGGCACCTGGTCAAGCGGCTCGAGGTCTTCGCGGAGGATCTGCTGTGAGCGCCCGCGAGATCATCACCTTCGGGTTCGACGGCGACGAGCTGCTGACCGTTCGCGACCGTGACGGCGTCGTCTTCGTCGCAGTGAAGCCGATCGCCGACGCGCTCGGGCTGGACTGGCGCAGCCAGCGCGCGCGGATGGCGCGTGACCCTATCCTCACGGAAGGGAGGGTCACCATGACCATCCCCTCGCAGGGCGGCCCGCAGGAAACCGTCTGCCTGCGCCTCGACCTGATCCACGGCTGGTTGTTCACCATCGACCATGACCGGGTGAAGCCCGAGCTCCGCGAGCGGGTGTTGCTCTACAAGCGCCACTGCTACGCGGCGCTCAACGAGTATTTCCACGGCCCGCGGCCTCGGGCGGCGAGCCTCGAGGACCGGCCGCTGGCGGACCGGTTCCTGCTGAGCCGGCCGCTGCCGCCGATGCTGACGCGGAGCCGGGCGAACCGCATTCGGCACTGGCGGGCGATGCACGACCAGGCGCTGGCGGCGCTGATCCACCTCGGCGACGAGATCGGGGGCGAGTTCCTGCTCGCCCCCGACGCCGACGAACCCGACGCCCACGAACCCGACGACTGGGAGGACGACGCATGACCAACGTGACGCTGAGCCTCGACCTGACCACGCCCGCCGGCCGGGCGGCGATGCGCGCGTATCTCGACGCGATGGAGGCGCAGGAGCTGAAGGGCTTCGCCGAGGGATACCACCGGGGCCGCGCGATCGGCTTCGACGACGGTTTCGCTGCCGGCTTCGCGGGCAGTCCTGCCGCCGAGGCGAATTTGCCCGCCTTCCTGCGGAGCCCGCCCCCAGACAAGTCCGACCAGGTTACAGGCGGCGAGCAGCCGGCGGGCGAGGAGGCCGAGACGCCCCCGCCCGCCGAGGTCGCCGACGAAATTTCGTCGGCCGACAGTGCCGCGGTGAAGGAAATCGGCCGCAAACTCCAAGATGTAGTGCTTTACCGCAACCTTCATGTGGTAGCCGCACTATATGTTGATGAAGGCGGTGATGATCCAAATCGGTCGATGTCGACCGAGGTCGCCGACGAAATTTCGCCCGCCGAGGTCGCCGCAGCCCCGAGCACGCCAACGCCGGTTGATGTGGTCGAGGTGGCCGCGGACGCACGGCAAGTCGATCCCGAGGACGAGGACCTCGGCCCCGTGCCCATCGAGGAGCCGGAGCCGGAGCCGCCGGCGCCGCCCGCGCCCGTCGACGTGATCGACGTCGCGCCGGAGGGGGGGGCGTCCGTGCAGGCTGAGGCGGTCGACATGGACGCGCTGCAGGGCGACAACCCCAACCGGCCGTGGACGCCCGAGCTGAAGCGCGCCGTCTGGGCGCAGTACAAGGGCGGGTCCATGCCGGCGGAGATCGCCGAGGGCCTGAACCTGCGGCTGAAGCGCGTGCAGGTGCTGATCGACAACATCAAGGGCGGTTTTATCCGCACGCCCGACATTTCCGCCCCGTCCGGCGCGCTGGCCGTCGTTGCGCCCTCGGCGGGCGCGCTGGCGGTCGCCGATCGGCGGCATCCGGCGCAGGACGCGGATGTGCAGGGCGCGCGGCTGGACGCGATGGAGGCGCGCGAGCGCGAACCGTTCGTCGCGCGCGCCGCGCAGCCGGAGGCCTTCGCGCGATGACGCCCGTGGCCTTCGACGAGATCGTGGCGAGCCTGCAGGCGCGCGTCCGCGACGTCGCGGAGGCCTATGCGCCCGGCGGGCATGTCGACGGCGGGCGATACTGGGCGCTGCACCCGACGCGGGGCGATCGCAAGATCGGGTCGTTCCAGGTGGGGCTGACCGGGTCCTATGCCGGGCGCTGGATGGATTTCTCGACCGGCGAGCACGGCGACATGCTGGACCTGATCCAGCTGAGCCTCGGGACCGACCGGAAAGGCGCCCTGGACGAGGCGCGGCGGTTTCTCGGCCTCGCCGACGAGACGCCGGCGCAGCGGGCCGAGCGCCAGCGCGCGGCCGAGCGGGCGGCGCAGGCGCGGGCGCGGGAGGCGGCCCGGGCCGAGGAGGAGGCGAAGCGCAAGCGGGCGCGCGCGCATCGGCTGTGGCTCGACTGCCTGCCCATCGAGGGGACGCCGGTCGCCGCGTACCTCGCCGCGCGGGGGATCGGCCCGGGCCAGCTCGGCCGCGCGCCGAACGCCATCCGCTACGCCCCCCGGCTGGCCTATAGGCACGTGGATCAGGATACCGGCGAGATCATCGAGGGCGAGTGGCCGGCGATGGTGACCGCGATCATGGGCCCGCACGTCGAGGGTGGAGCCGCGGCGTTCTGGGGGGCGCATCGGACCTGGCTGGACCGCGAGGCCTCCGGCCGGTGGTGGAAAGCCCCGGTGCCGAAGGCGAAGAAGGTCGTGGGGTCGGTGTTGAGCGGGTACGTACGGCTCTGGGCTGGGACCGGTCCGCGCGGCGGCAAGGGCTCGCCGCTGGCGCGCGCGCCCCACGGGTCGAGCGTCTACGTCGCCGAGGGGATCGAGACCGGCCTGTCGGCCGCCGTCATCAAGCCCGAGGCGCGCGTCCTGGCCGCCGTGAGCCTGGGCAACCTGCGCGAGATGGTCCTGCCGCCGCAGGTCAGCCGCGTGACGATCATCCGCGACAACGACGCCGGCACACAGGCCCGCGCCCAGGTCGACCGCGCCATCGAGCGCTGGCTGGCCGAGGGGCGCGAGGTCGGCGTCTGGGAAAACAAGAACGGGGGAAAAGACTTGAACGATGCGCTGATGGCGGCGGTCGCTGCGGATGAGCGGGCGGCGGAATGACAGTGGCCGAAGAGGACGCCCCGAGCGCGGAGGTCCTGGCGGCGATCGCCCGGCTCGACGCCGGCGACCGCGACCTGGTGGGGCGGCTGCTGACGCGGTCCCTACGCCGACCCTTCCTGGTCAGCGGGGCGGAGCTGTTCGCGCAGGCGCGCCGCCTCGAGGCCGAGGCGCTGGCGCTGATCGACATCGACGACGACAACCGCAACGTGCTGGAGCTGACGCGGTTCGGGAACGAGGTGGCGTTGGCCTTGCGCCGGCTGGGAGCCAAGGCCCCGGCGTATGAGCGGCCGAAGCCGGACCTGAAGCTGTTGAAGGGCGAGCTGGACGCGGCGGAGGCCGGGGCGGCGGCGGTGTCGCGGCCGGATCCGGCGGGCGACGCCGGCGGCGGCCCTGGCATGGCCGAGGGCGCGCGGCCGCCGCGCAAGCGCAGGCCGGAGCGCGAGAAGGGCGAGATCTGGCCGGGATGCCCGGTGATCGCGCTGGGGGTTCACGGCAAGCTGTTCTTCTACCTCGACGTGCTCGGCCAGCTGCACGCCGTCGACAACCACACCAAGGATCGGATGCGCGCCCTGTTCGGCGGGCGCGTGCACCTGCTGATGGAGCAGTGGCCGACCTACAGCCGCGGCGACGATCCCAAGGTCATCGGCTGGAAACAGGAGGACGCCGCGGCGGCGATGCAGCGGGCCTGCGCCGAAAAGGGCGTTTGGTCCGCGTTCGAGCGGGTGCGCGGGCGGGGCAGCTGGCCCGACCCGGACGGGGGCGTCGTCCTGCATTGCGGCGACGGCATCCTGTACCGCGGCGAGTGGTGCGGCACCGGCGAGATCGAGGGTTTCGTCTACCCGTCGGCGTCGCCGATCCCGCGGCCGCTGGACGACGGGCGCGCCGGCGAGGCGGCGACCGCGCTGCTGGAGACGCTGGAGAGCTGGCGCTGGCTGCGCGGCGAGGTCGACGCCTACCTGCTGCTGGGCTGGATCGTCGCGGCCAAGTTCGGCGGCGCGATCGACTGGCGGCCGCTGGCCTGGGTGACCGGCGACAAGGGCACCGGCAAGTCGACGTTGCAGAAGCTGATCCGCCACGTCATGGGCGACGAGGGCGCGATCCTGCAGTCGACCGACGCCACCGAGGCCTCGATCCGCCAGTTCCTGATGCAGTCGACCGTTCCCGTAGCCCTGGACGAGCTCGAGGCCGACGTCGACAACCGGAAGTCGCTCGCCGTGGTGAAACTGGCCCGGCAGGCGGCGTCGTCCGGCGTCGTGCTGCGCGGCGGCGCGGATCATACCGGGCAGGAGTTCAAGGCGCGCAGCGCGTTCCTGTTCAGTTCGATCCTGATCCCGCCGCTGCTCGACCAGGACATCAGCCGCCTGGCCGTGCTGGAGCTCGTGCCGCTCGAGCGCGGCGAGACCAGCCCGAGCCTGGACCCGAAGCGCTGGCGCAAGGTCGGCCGCGAGCTGCAGGCGCAGGTCCTGGCGGAGTGGCCGCGGCTGCACCGGACGCTGGAGCTGTACCGCCAGGCGCTGCACGACGCCGGCCACGACGCCCGCGGATGCGACCAGTTCGGCACCCTGCTCGCCATGGCGGACCTGGCGCTGCACCAGGGCGAGCCGCCGGCGGAGCGCCTGGCGCTCTGGGCCGGCAAGCTGGCCGCGGACGTGGTCGGCGCGCAGGTCGACCAGTCGTCCGACTGGCAGCGCTGCCTGAACCATCTGCTGGGGCAGCATCTGGACATCTACCGATCCGGCGACCGGTTCACGGTCTGGCAATGGGTGATGGCGGCGGCGGGGTTGCGCGACGATCCCGACCAGATCAAGGCGGCGAACGCCCTGCCCTCCTACGGGCTGCGCGTCGACGGTCGCGCCGACACGGCCGAGCTGGTCGTCGCCAACAACCACCCGATGCTGGCGAAGCTGTTCGAGGGGTCGCACTGGTATGCGCCGGCCGGCCAGACCGGCGTCTGGGTGCAGGCGATCAAGCGCATTCCCGGCGCGCGGCCGAGCGAGGCCGCCGTGCGGTTCAACGGCCCGAAATGCCGGGCCTACCGGTTCAAGCTGACCGTGGTGCCGAATTTCGGCCACGACGCGCCGCCGCCGGCGGCCGACGCCTTCGACCGGGTCCCGGGCTACAGCGGGGAGGATTTCGCATGAGGCGGCCGATGACGAGGCCGATGCGCGCGGTGCGCGACGTCGACGTCGAGGCGGCGCTGGACCAGGCGCGGGCGCATCTGGTGGCGCGCGAGCTCGACCTCGGGGTGTTCGGCTGCCCGTGGTGCGGCGAGCCCGCCTGTCTGACGATGCGGCTGTTCGGCCCCCTGCGGCGTGCGCAGGTCCGTTGCGCCGCCTGCGGCGTGCGGGCGATCGACCAGGGGGGCGCCGAGGGATGATCGCCCTTCGCCCTTGGGACGACGCGCTGGCGCTGCACGTCTTTTCAGACCTCGACGTCAACGACGCGCTCGAGGCGCAGCTGATGCTGGGGGACGAGGCGCGGCCGCTGCCGCTGTGGGCGGCCTGGCGCGCGGCGGGGCCCGGATCGCTGATCGCGGTTCGCGGCGAGCGCGCCTTTGCCGTCATGGCCCTGACGCCCTTCGCCGTCGGCGCGGCCACCGTCGCCATGCTGGCGCGCGACCATCGCCGGTGGCGGGCCGAGCTGCGCCAGCTGGTGCGGCACTGGCGCCGGGAATGGCCCGCCTATGCCGCCGCGCGAGGGGTGACGCGGGCGGAGTGCCGCAGCTGGTCGGGGCATCCGACCGCCGGGCGGCTGCTGGCCGCCATCGGTTTCCACCTCGAGGCGCGGCTGCCCGGCTTTGCCGGCGGCGGCGTCGATTTCGACCAGTACGCCTGGATCAGGGAGGACTGAAGCATGTGCATGCGCGCGATCGGCAAGATGTTCGGGATGGAGGCCCCCAAGATGCCGTCCGTCCGGCAGATCATCCCGGCGGCCGACAACGGAGAGGCGAACCGCGAGGCGGACATGGAGGCGGCGCTGCGCCGCCGCCGCCGCGGCGCGGCCGCCGACATCCTGACGGGGCCCGCCGGGATCCCGAGCACGACGTCGCAGCTGGGGGACGCGCGGTGACCGCGCCGCGCTATCGCGAGAAGGCGGCCAGCGTCGAGGCCATGCAGTGGACCGGGGAGAATTCCGGCGAGGTCGTCGAATGGGCGGTCGGCGGCTGGCAGCCGAAGGCGATCTGGATCCGGCAGGCCTATGCCGGGCCGGACGAGATCGAATGCTCGCTCGTGCTGCCCGGAAACCAGGGCGAGGCGAATGTCGGCGACTGGATCATCAAGGACGGCGACACCCTGTCCGTCTGCGGCCCGACCGACTTTGCCGAGCTGTTCGAACCCGTCGAGGAGGCCGCATGACCGAGACCCTGAAGGATCCGCGCGCCGAGGAGGCGATCCGGCGGTGGGACGAGCTGAAGGCCGCCCGGGGCCAGCACGAACAGGACTGGGAGGAGCTGGCGCGGCTGATCCGGCCGCAGCGCGGCGGCTTCGTCACGGCCGACCCGAGCCGGCATCGCGACGACAAGCCGTTGAGCTCGGCGCCGATCATCGCGCAGGAGTATTTCGCCAGCGGGCTGTACGGCACGCTGACGAACCCGGCCAACCGCTGGATGGGCGTCGAGACCAACGACGACGACCTGAACGCCTGGGGGCCGGCGAAGTTGTGGCTGGAGCTGGTCGGCAACCGCATCCTGCGGAGTTTCGCCCCCGGGGTCAGCACGTTCTATGACGCCGCGATCCAGACGTTCGGCGACATCTCGACCTTCGGCAACGCCGCCGGATACGACGAGATCGTCCCGGGCGAGCAGCGGATCATGGACGTGACCCTGTCGCTGGCGGAGGTCTGTTTCGAGATCGACGCCTTCGGCCAGGTGACCGAGGCCGTGCGCAAGTTCGGGTTGACCGGGCGGATGGCCGTGCGCCTGTTCGGGCCCGACGCCGTGCCGCCCAAGATGCTGGAGCGGGCCACTAAGGGGGCGCTCGACCGGGTGGATTTCTACCACCACGTGCACCTGAACATGGACTGGTCGCGCGGCAAGCTGGGGCCGAGGGGCAAGCGGTGGCTGTCGACCTATGCCTGCGCCGAGGGGTGTCGCGTGGTGCGCGAGGGCGGCTATGCCGAGATGCCGTTCTACGCCCCGCGCTGGGAGGTCGACAGCGGCCAGGCCTATGGCCGCGGCCCGGGCATGGTCGCGCTGCCGGACGCCCGCGTGCTGAACCTGATGGACGCCGCGAACCTGCGCGCCGGCCAGAAGGCCGCGGACCCGACGTTGCTGGCCCCGGAGCGCGACGCCTGGGCGACCAGCGGCGTCGTGCGCCCCGGCGAGGTGATTTACGGCGGCGTGAACATGAAGGGCGACCCGCTGCTGCGCCCGCTGGACAATTTCTCGGGCACCGGTCTGACGCTGGAGATGGCGCAGGCCCGGGTCGAGGCGATCAAGGACGCCTTTCACTGGACGCTGATGCAGATGGTGGGCCGGTCAGGCATGACCGCGACCGAGGTGATCGAGCGCCAGGAGGAGAAATTGCGCCTGATGGCCCCGAACATGGGGCGGGTCCAGGGCGAGTTCCTGGCGCCGAAGGCGTCGCGGCGGTTCGCGATCCTGCTGCGCGAGGGGCAGATCCCGCCGCCGCCGCCCGAGATGGCGCGCGAGGGCGCGGCGCTGCAGGTGAAGTACATCTCGGCCGCCGCCATGGCGCAGCGCTCGGCCGAGGGCGCGGCGATGGCGCGCATCGTGCAGGACATCGCGCCGCTGGCGGAGCTGAAGCCCCGCCTGCTCGATCGGTTCGACGAGGACGCCTATGTCGAGCTGATGGTCGAGGCCCGCGGCGCGCCGGGCCGCATCCTGCGATCACGCGAGGCGGCCGACGCGCTGAGCCAGCAGCGCGCCCAGGCCGAGCAGGC